TTGGATCGCGTGTTGGAACGATTCGCTAAACGCCAAGCCGTGCCGGCCGATCGTGATATCGTCGGTTCCGACGGTGAGCGGCGAAGCGGCGATCGCCTCAGTCTCAGAGCCGAGCGAAGCCATAGCCCTCGACCAGCCCAGACCGGTAACCCGACGCGTGCGGACGGTATCCGAGCCGGAACCGGCAACGTCGCCAATTCGGGCGACCAGGCCACCAGCGGCAACGTCGAAACGCTCGGCCAATGCCTGGCGAATCATCCCGGGAAGGTAGCGGTAAGCGTAGCCGATCGACGATTCGGCGTCGGCGGCAAGAAGCGGAGAATTCAAAACGGCCATAATCGCACCAATTATTTAGGGTTTTGGCGCCGAACCCCGATTAGCCGCCCGGGTAAGCGTGACGCGCCAGCCTATCGGCTAGACTTAGCCGAACACGCCCGGCGCATATTGTCAAGCGCTGGCATGCTGTCGCAAGAATTCGCCGGCTTCCTTTATCTTTCCGGCGCCGAGCAAAGCGGAATGCTCTCGAAGCACGTCGGCGGGCGCTAGGCGGCGGCTATTCGGCGGCTCGGTTGCGTTGGCCGATGTTTGTGGAACGGCCCGCGCCGGCGCCGGCGCGCTCGGAGCGGGCGACGGCGCTGCAACCGGCGAGCCGAACCAAGCCGCAAACGCGGGATCCGCCTTTGCGTTTCCGATCCAGTCGCCGAACGCTGGCGCGTCTTCAATTCCCGCGGTTTCGGCCGAATACAGGACTTCGAGCCGCTTACGCGTCGCGGCGTCGGCAACGCCGGCGCCGGCGAAGACTTCGGCACGCTCGGCGCTAGTCCGCACGCCGGCAAGCTCAGCGCGCAGCGCCGCGGCTTCGGCGGCCGTCGCGTCGAATTGCGCCGCCTTCGCCGAATACCGCGTTACTTCTTCGCGAAGCGCTGAGATTTCGGCATCTTTAGCCGACTTGATCGCGGCGACGCGCTCACCAACGATCCGATTTACTTCGTCCTGCGTAAACGTCTTAGATTCTTCGGACATTTGGATCCCCCTTACAAATAGCGTTTAACGGTTGTTTCGGCCCAGCGCCGCCCGGCGTCGCCGCCCCAAGCTTGCCAGGCGATCCAGCCCTTCGAATCGATCCCCCAGCCCGGCGCTTGCTTGTCGACCTCATGCCGGGCGAAATACGAAACCATGCGCATAAGCACGGCCAACGAAACGCGCCGACCGTTTGCCAGGTCGCGCGCACGCGCTAGCCCGACGGCCGTTAACCCGCGTCGGCTCGGCGGTAGCGTCGCCCGCAATTCAAGCGCTTCGCGCGCATTCTTACGCACGGCGGCCGGCACGGCGAACGTAAGGCGATCGGCCGCGGATCCGAGCGCCGCGCGAGCCTGGGCGGCCGCTTTTGATCGCGCTTCGGCTTCGGCTCGCTCATTGCCCGGAGCGTAAAAATACGGCTTACCATCGGTTCCCCAGCGGTACGCCGGCCGTCCCGCGATAAACACGCGCTGAACGGGCATTAGCCAAGCGCCCCGATCGCGTCTTCGCTGGGATCCATGCCGCCGACGTCTTCGGGCGAGCCTTCGAGCGCGGCCGCAATTCGGCGAATTTCCGCCGCGACGTCATCGGGCACGCGCTCGGCCAGATCGTCCAGCGCCAGCGCCGCGGCTTCGACGGCTGGCGACTGCGCGCCGGCTTCGCGCTGCACGCGCGCCAATTCGGCCAGCGCATCGCCGCGCGACATTCCGGGATTACGCAACATCATCACGTCCGAGGGTGAAAGAAGCCCATTCTTTAGCGCCCATTCTTGATCCTCGCGATCGGCGCGTTCTTCCTCCGGACCCTTGCCAATTTCATGGTAGACGATTCCGATTCCGGCCGGATCAATGTTGGCCAAATAGCACGCGTGCCGAATCGTGAGAAGATCGGCCTTCCGACACAATGGGCCGCGGCGGCGTTGTTCGAGCCGCTTCGTTTCGTTGGTTAGGTGAATCGCGGCGCCCGACATTGGATTAGCGCCGGCGCGTACGGCGTCCGTTGGGGTGATCCCCATATCGGCGGCAAGCTGGGCCGAATACGCTTGCGCGTAAGACTGCAACGCCGGCAATGTCTGAACCTCGCCGATTTCAGAAACCGAAGGCTGAACCCCGCTTTCTAACGGCGAATGATAGACAAGATCGCCCGGCTCGGCGTCAAGGGTGAGCGTCGAGATTCCATCATCCGTTCCGCGCACCGTCGAGGATAGCGGCCGCGCGTTGAAAATTAGCGCGACCTTGCCGGTAGCGTTCAACGCGGCGCGGTTGCAAGCGCTGTAAAGCATCATTGCTTGCAGCGTACCGCGCGCGACGGATCGGCCGCGTTGCCAGTTCCAAAGATCGCCGACGTCCCACGATCGATGAATAGCCCAGGGCAAGAACGGGCGCCCGGCCGTATCGCGCCAAGGGTACGCGTCGCCGCTCAGCGAATCGACGCCGATCGCGCGATAGGTGATATCCTGGCCGATTCCGCCGCCGCGCTCGGCCGCAAAAACGCCCCACGACGGCGCCGACGGATCCGACACGTCCCAAACGTCCCAAGCGTAAACGGCCGAGCCCTCAAAGCGCCGAACGCGCAGCCGACGCATTACGATCGGCTCGGTTGGATCGTCGGCGGCGTGCGAAGCCCAGAGCCTATGAGCCGGCACGACGTGAAATTTTACGGCGCCCGAAAGCGCGTCCGGCTCGCAATAGACAGCGCAAGATCCGCAAGCATAAGTCAGGTATTCGCCGTGTTGAAGCCGCGGCCACAAATCTTCGGTAAGCTCGGCGGCTTCGTGCGCCGACGGGCCGATCAACGTCGGCGCTCGGCCGTAATGTCCAGGCGTCGAAACGGCGTGCCCGATCGCCGCAAGCGCGTTCCTCGCCGTATCGGGCGGCCCCCAGCGCCTTAGCCGATCGTCGCTAACGTATTGCCGGAAATAGTCTTCCGACGCGGAATCGACGTCTTCCATTGCGATTTGATAGCGCGTTTCCTGCACGCGTACGCGCTCGCGTTCCCATTCCGGAAAATATTCGATCGCTGGGGGAAGCATCCCGCCTGAGCTATTGTCGATCATTTGCGCCCCCTTCCGCCGTAGCTTGCCCGAATACTTAGATCGATGCGTCGCCGTGTTCCGCGTTCGATCGCGTAACGCGCGGCGTCTAGCACGTCTTTGTGGATGTCGCGCGAATCGCCGCGGAACGCTTGGATCGCCTTGATCAGCGACGCGCATCGAGGATGGATCATAGCGCGACCGTTGGCAAATGCAGCGTTTATCAAGCCTAGACCATAGTGCACCGATCCCGATCCCTTCGTTGGCGTCGCGATCAATTTAGCCGCCGGCGATCCCGACGTTATCCCGCTCTGATACCATAGCTGCGCGCGCAATAGCGCATTCGATTTCGATTTCAATTGTCGGCCGTCGCCGGTATCGCGATCGCCGACCCATTGATCGACGCTGCTGTATTCGCAGCCGACGCCGCGCAGCATTTCGAGAATCTTAGCGGCGTCTTGATCCGGGCTGGAAACCTCGGCGCCGCCAGCTTCGGCAACGAACCAATACCGCGGCGCGTCAGTATCACCGTCGGCGACGGCCACCAAAACGGCCCATTGCTTGCCGATTACAAGCCCGTGATCGATCCCTACAATTAGTTCGGCGTTGCTCGGCACGTCGCGCCAAGAAAACGGCTTCGTTGCGGAGTCGCTGAACCCCGTAAGCCAGCGATCGGCGATCACGGGTTCCCAGGCGGCGTGTACGCGCATCGGAACCTCGATCGCCGGCCATGCCTTGATCGCTTCGTCGATCCTTTCTTGCGAAAGGAACGGCCGCGCGTAGCCCTCCGGCCATGCGTTATTGGGCGTCATTGCGGCGTGATGCTCGGCGAACACGCCGGCGTCGATCAATTCGCGCGCCCAGCCTTGATCCGGCATGGAAAGCGTCGGCGTAAAGCTCAACGTGAACGTTCCGCCGTGCCGCAATAGTCGCGGCTGCAATTCGCCATAGGTTCGCGCCGGCATTGGTTCGTCGCAATATACGTGATGAACGGTAGCGCCGGCCAGCGTCTTAGGATCCTGGCGATAGGTTCGAAGCGAAATAACCGAGCCGGCGCCCGGGCCGGAAACAAACCGGATCGCTGGAATCTTCCCGCCGCGGATACCTTCGCCGGGAACGAAGTAAATTCGCGGATCGATCTCGTCTTTCGGAATGACTTCCCATAGCTTCGACAGAATCGCGCCAGGCGCGGCCATTTGTTCCAGCGATTCCGAAAGCAGGATCACGTTTATCGGCCCGGTAAACCGACGCGGACGAAATGGATTTGTACCGCGGATTTCGTGTACCAAATCGGCAACCAAGACGGTTGTCTTTCCGATTTGGTTAGCGGCTCGAACGATCCTATTGATCGACGCGTCGGCCAAGAAAGCGCGTTGCCATGCCGACCAGGCGGCGAACCTGAGCGGATCGCGCGTCGCCAATTCGGCTGCGGCGCGGAAAGCCTGAACGGCCAGCGTCAAGCGACGATCCCGCGGCGTCGGAATACGTCGGCGATTTCGCGGGCGAACGAAGGCGGCACGCTTTCGGCAGCGCCGAGTAGGGCGATCCTAACCTCGTCCGGCGACAAGCCGCGCGCGTCGCGCTCGCGTTCGAGCGCTGAACGCAATTCCCGGAAGATTTGATCCTGCGTCTCAACCAGCCGCACGCGTGCGGCGTCGCTGCTCATTTCCGGGATCATCGTTTGCGTTTGATACCAGCGCCATATCCAGAATTCAGCCTCCGAAGCCGTCGCCGGGTTGAACGTCGGAACCGGATCGGGATCGGCCGCGGCAACGACGCGCGGCAACGCGACGATCTGAGCGCCGCGCCGCTGAGCGTGCCACCAACGTCGTAGGGTGTCGCGGCTGATTCCCGTTTCGCGTTCAGCGGCATGCCAGTTCGGATCGCCGCTTTCCGTCGTGATCGAAGCCGCTAGCAATTCGAGCGCCGCGGCGCGCTCGGCGGCCGGGTAGCTATGGCGCATGGCTCCCCCTAGGTGCCTTGTAGGGTAGGAATATCGGCCCGGAGCGCGCGCGCAACGGGAGACGAAAAAACTCCGGGTCGTAAATCGAATCGGATGCACGGGCAAACCTGCCCTTTAAGCCGCGCGCGCCGGCCGTCAGGGCGCCGCCCAGGCTAGCCAAGCCGCAATCCCGGCCGCTTCCGCGGCGTGTTCACTCCAATCGGCCGCCGCGGCTAGCGTCCAAGCGCGCCGAGCGAGCGAATACCCGGCAGGCGCGCCTAGGTGCGGCCGGCCGTGCAGGTGATCGAGCGCAACGCGCTTCGCGCGTGCCGAATCGAGCCGCACGGGCCGCCCGAAGTAAACAGCGCGCCAGGTATCCGGCCGCGGCCGTGCCACCGGCACGCCGTGCGATTCGACCAGCCCGACAGCAACGCCGGCCGACGTCGCAAGCGCCAGCGGCGCCGGCTTTCCGGCATACCGCCCGACGGCCTCAACGGCGCAAGCCCTGGCCGTGCCGAGCGGCACGCAAGCAGTCAGCGTCGCGCCGAGCGTCAGCGCTTCGCCGCTTCGAGCCGCTGCGTTAAGCTCAGCGAGCCTCCAGCGATAGCCGCGACGGCCGCGACGATAGTCGGCAAGCCAAAGTAGATCGCCGTCTTCGCCGAGCAACGCAACGCCGCCGGCCGTTCCGCCGGGATCGATGCCCAAATAAGCCAAGATCCCCCCGTGTCCCTTGGCCGCATATGCGCGCCACCACCGGCAAGCAACCGAAGAACATACCGCGGTATGAACAACACCCCAAAAACGATCGCGGTATACGAAAAGGCGCGGCTAATCGACCATTACCAGATATACCATCATTACCGGAATCAACATTAGACTATAAGGGAAGAAAAAAAAAACCCGGCAAATCGCCCGCCGCAGCCCGAAAACGACGTTCCGCCCGTTTATCGACGCCCTTTTTTTCTTTTTTTCTAGGTTCACAAAAATTTGTTTTGCGAAAAGTTAAGCGGTATAGCGGTATGGAAGCAAAAAGCCGCGACCGTCCAGCGTTTTAGACGATCGCGGCTTGTGGTAGCTACCAGGTAGTATCAAGGTACGTCGCAAAACCAGCGCGGCGATCGATCCTGCGAGCCGTAAGCAGGGCGGCGCGAAATCCAGCCCAAACCGCGCATGATCGCGTTAACGCGCCGAACGTAGCCCGTTGAGGCTTGCGCCCGCGGCAGCCCGCAAGCCGATTCGAGGATTTGCGCCGTTGTCGGCGCTTCCGCGTGCCCGTCCGGCCGATCAAGCCAAATCCTAATATGGTCCGCCCAAGGATCGATCGGGCGCCAGCGCTCAGCGTCGGCCGCCTGCAATTCGGCGACGTCGGCGGAAACGTGCCAGCGCTCGCCCGCCCGAAACCGCGCCAAGGCCTCCGCCCAAATTTGCGGCGCGTCGCGCTCCAAGCGGTCGACGTCGATCGGTTGACCGCCGACGGCAACGCGAACGGGCAAAAATCGCCGATCGCCGGTTGCGTCTAGCAACACCTCGTCGACGTTGGTTGTGCCGACAAATACGCATGTTCGCGGTTGGTTTACCTCGAACCGAGCGTAGGCCGGACGATACCGATCGCGCTGGGAAGTAATGAACGCCTTGATCAACGCAGCGTCGCGCCTATTGTTCCATTTATCAAATTCGGCAAGCTCGAACACGTTTACGCCGCGCAACGCCGCGAAGCCGTCGCGGGAACCGGGATCAAATTCGGAATCTGAGTAAAACGCCGGCCCAGCTAGGGCGCGCATCGCGCTTGACTTCCGCACGCCTTGCGCGCCCACAAGTATAACGACGTTATCGGCCTTACAGCCAGGATCGAAAGCGCGCGCAATCGCCGATAGACACAAGATCCGGCCGGCCGCCTGAGTGAGCGCGTTATCATCGGCGCCCAAATACGACGGAAACAAAGCGTTTACGCGCGGGATCCCGTCCCATTTGCACGCCGAGCGCGCATCCTGTAGCATATTGATCGGGTTTCGCGCAGCGACGGCGGCGACCGCCCGGGCGACGGTATCGATCGAGAATTCGACGCCGAAGCCCTCGTCTAGTCCGATCTGTATTTCGGTTAGCTCGGTATCGCTGAGCGGCTTTTCGTCCCAGAGCGAAACGCCGCGGAATTCGTCGAATCGAGCGCGGCCCGACCATTCTTCGGCATTTTCAAGGATCAGCACGGCCGATCGCGCCGTCTTCGAGCCGTCAAGCTTCAACCGCCAGGCGTCGATCCTATCCTCGCCGCCGCCGCCAGGAACAACGCGAAGCCCGGCGCCGGCAACCTTCGCCGCTCGGCGCAATTCGGCCCGCAAGTCGCGCGCGCGCGCTTCCCATCCTCGCCCGGCGACAAGCCCCAGGCGGGCGATCACGGGTTCAGCCGCGGCCGCCGAAGCGCAAAGCGCCGGCAAGATCGACGGCCAAACCTCGGCGCGCAAGTCGCGCCAAAACGTCGCGCGTTGATCGTCGTCTTCCGCGAAATCGATCAAGTCGATCGCGCCCGATAGGCGCGAAATTGCTTCGGCGGACGGATCAAGGTAAGATCCTTCCGCGGCTTTGCTACCCTGCATTGTCGTTTCCCCCTAGCCCGTTAGCCTTGCACGCTAGCGGGCTTCTTTATTGCGATAGAAGCCTAATGTTTGCCGCGCTCAGCGACGGCGCCGGGCCGCGATCGCCCCAGCGCCAAGCGCGCCCCCAGTCTTGCGGGCTTGGGCGCGCCGGTATGCTCGCAGTAACGGCCGCGGATACGGCCGCCAACACGGCGATTAGGTCGGCGGCCGCGCCGCGCGGTAACAAATCGGGCGCCTTCGCCAGTTCCCTAGCCGCCTTTCGGGCCGTTTCGGGCAGTCTGGAAATCGGGCCGCGCGACGTTTCGCCGAGCCGCGCAAGCCGGGCGCGCTGCGCCGACGTCGCCGGCAATTGCCGATCCGCGCCGACGTAGCGAACGGGCCGGACGTCCAGCCCGATCGCCAGCGCGGCGGCGACAAGCTCGGCCGCCCATTCATCCGCCGCTTGCGCGGCTACCGCTAGCGCTTCCAGCCGCAATAGCGCGGCCGCTTCCGGCCCGGCCGTCTTGGCGGCTTCCTCGGCGGCTTCGGCTTCGAGCGCGCCCAGGGCTTCCGGCGTCGCGAAAGCGTGCAGCGGCGCCAAGCCGAGCGGATCGAACACGATCGCCGACGCCTTGCCGCACGCCGTCCGCAGCACGCGGCCGACTTCCTGCACAAGCCCTAGCGGTGACCTCGAACGGCGCAACGCCGCCCAACGGAGCCAGGGCAGGTCGACGCCTTCAGTAAGCAATTGGACGTGTACGATCGCTCGAATTTCGCCCAGCCGCGCACGTTCGAGCGCCGCGGCAACGTCGGCGCGCGGCATCGAGCCGGAAACCGCTTCGGCCGGCCAGCCGCGGGCGCTTAGGTACGCGGCGTAATCGAGCGCGTCGGCGATCGTTTCGGCCGATACGATCCCGGCGCCTTCGGGCCGCTCGGCATCGAGCATTGCGACGATCGCCGAGTCTACGCCAACTTCGTCGCCGCGCCAAGGCACGACGCGCGCCGGAACGATCACGCCGTCGCCGAGCGCGTCAGGCAAGCCATAGCGATACAGAAGCGGCGAATCCCAGCCGTCGATCGGTGCGCCCGTCCGCCAAGGCGTCGCCGTAAAGCCGAGCCGAGCGCCAGGCGCCAAGGCTTCGGCCGCCGCCGCAACGAACGGGCCGGATAGCCCGCGATGCACCTCGTCGGCGATCCAAAGCGCCGGCGCCGATCGGCCGGATTCGCGACGCTCGGCGACGTAGCGCGGAAACGACGGAACGCAAACGATCGTGCAGCGCCGGCCGATTTGGTGCCGCCGGCCGTAGAATTCGCCGACGTCGGCGCCGGAATCGGCCAACGTCGCGGACAATTGCGATACCAGCGCTTCGGTTGGGCAGGTGATCACGACCTCGCCGCGCGTTTGCCGCACGATTTCGGCGATTAGGCGCGACTTACCGGCGCCCGTGCAAGCTTGGATTACGCGCCGATCGCCCGCCTGGCGCTGCACGACTTCCAGCGCCAGCGGTAGCGCTTCGGCTTGCCACCGCCGCAAACTCAAAACGGAATCCCCGAGCCGTCATCGTAAGCGGCAGCGGCCGGCGCGGAATCGCTCGAATCGCTAGATTCGGGCGCCCTTCCGACGAAACGCACGCTATCGCAAGCCATTTCGATCTTGGCGCCGCGCGTTCCGTCGCGCTTGTCAAATTCGACCAATTCGATTCGGCCGTCACAAATAACCGTGCGCCCCTTGTCTCCAAACCGTTCGAGCGCCTGAACAGTCTTGCCGAATGCGGCGCAGTCAAACCACGTCGTTGTGTCCACCCAGGCGCCGTCGATCTTCTTTCGGCCCGAAACCGCAACCGAAAACCGAGCAACCGTTCCGGCCGCGTTTACTTGCGGTTTGCGGCCCATATTTCCACAAATAACGGTCTTGCTAAACATCGTTCCCCCTCGTTTCACGGTTTGCAAACGCCGCGATTTCGTCGGCGACCAGCTGCAGCGCGGCGATATTTCCAGAGCGCACCCAATGCAACGCCGACGGGAAAAAATCGATCGCGTCGTTGGGATCCAGCCCGCACGCCGCCGCGGCACGCTGCGCGCACGTCCAGGCTGCGCGGGCTTCCGCGCCGCGCCTTGCTTCGCGATCCGATTTGCTCAGCCGCCGAGCCGCCGGCCGCGCCGAAACGCCGACGGGCAAGCCGGCCCACAAATGCCGCGCCGCGCCTTCGAGCCGCCGCCAATCCGCCGAACCAAGCGGCCGGCGGCGGCCGATCACAACGAAAGAAAGCAAATTTAGGGACGATCCGCCCGCCTGGCACGCGTAGCACGTCCAAACCGGCCCGCTTGTCCGAACCGAGCCGAACCGGCCCAACCGATTGTCTGCGCGGCTCGGCGTATGTCCGCAAGCCGGGCACGTCGCCAGACCGATCCGCCCGGCCAAATCGACAACGTCGCGGCGTGCGACTTCGTCGGCCCAAGCTGCGCCCATTTGTTCCCCCGTTGCGAAACGCTAACGCTAGGCCGCCCCACATTTGGTCAAGGAAACGTCAAGCCGACAAGGCGGTCACAAATTGACCAGTGCGGCGGATACGTGCACAAACGAAGGGGGAACAAATGCGCCAGCCAATCGATTACGGTTTGCTACTAACGCTCGCCGAAACGGCTCATAAATCCGGACAATTTAAGAAATTCGACGGGAAGGAAAAAATTTTTACCGTAATGGCGCGCGGCGCCGAAATTGGGCTTGATCCTTTCTTGTCGCTCGAAGTTTTCAATTCGATCCACAACGGGCCGCCGACGATCGGAAAGCGCGGGATCTCGATCCTGCTACACCGCGCCGGGTATCGGCTCGACTTCGCCGAGCAAACCGACGAAGCCGTAACCGTGATCGCGACGTACCCGGGAAAGGCGGCGTATACAGCGCGATACACGCTCGCCGAAGCCCGCCGCGCCGGCTACACCAAAAACGCGAAATATCAGACTGAACCCCAAGAAATGCTTTTGGCGCGCTGCCTTTCGAGGATCGCCACCAATTATGCGGCTGAAATTCTTGGCGGTGTACCGCTGGCGCTGGAAGACGACGGCGCCGCCGCGCCAGCGCCCGCCGCGCCGCTTGTGATCGAGCGCGTCGAAGCGGCCGAGCAAGCCGCAACGGAAACAGAAACGCAGCGCGCGATTTTCTACCTAGAGCGAACCGGCCGCCTTAGCGCGGCGCGCGACAATTGGGGATCGCCCGAAGGCTGGACGGCTGAGACGCTAAATGAGATTCGCGCATGGATTGCAAAGGGGGATGCGTGAACCTGGTACGGCCGACAAACCTAGCGCTTGCTGCCGACGCGTGCCCGCACGCCGTTTCGCTGAGCGAGCAGGGCACACCGCGCGATCGGCGGATCTTTGCCGCTGGTCAAGCGGCGCATACCTATTTAGAGGCGCTGTATTCGGGCGAGGATCCCAACGCAGCGGCCGCCGAATTGGGGGCGACGGGCCGAAGCGGGCCGGACGCCGAGCCGGCGCTACCCCTCGACGCGATCGCGGAAGGCGTTGAGCTTGCGCGCCGCTGGGCAGATCGGAACGATCCGCCGCCGGCTGGCGCGCTTGTCGAATTCGCAATGAGCGACGGAACCCTAACTACGCGCGTCGACGTCGGTTGGATGGAAGCCGACGCCGACAGCCGAACGATCCTGGTTATTCGCGATTATAAAACCTCTTGGCGCGACGACGAATCCCGCGTTTTGCGGTTGCAGGCGCGCGTCCAGGTGCTGGCCGGGCTTGCGACGTACCCGGCTGCCGACGGCGTGCGAACGGAGATCGCAAATCTGAGGATCGGCGCCGTATTCGCCGCGACGATTTACCGCGACGATCCGCGGCTCGAAGGCTGGCGCGAATTCCTGCACGCCGCGGCTGCTCGAATTGTGCACGGGCCGCGCACGCCGAGCCCTGGAATCGGTTGCCTATCTTGCGCCTATTCGCCAGCGTGCGACGCCGCCCAGGCAGCCGCCGTCGGCACGGGCGGCGACGCGATCGCCCGTTGGGCTGCGGCCAAGGGGATCGCCGACGTCGCGGAAGTCGCCGCGCGCGAAGCGACGGCCGACGGGCCGATCGACGGCGTCGGTTTCCATGTGCACGAATCGCGCCAGGCGTCGCCGGATGCGCCTGCAATCCTCGCTGACGCGCTAGGCTGGCCAGAAGCCGCGCCGTTGCTCGAACGGCTCGCTTTGGGCGCTAGTAACATCGACGCCGCCGCGAAGACGGTTCACGGCGGCAAGGCGGGAAAAGAAGCCCGCGAAGAACTGATCGCCCGCTGCGTCAGCTACAAAGCCGGCAAACGATGGGGATTACTTCGCGGGTAGAAAAAGATCGGCTTTTGTTTCCGCCTCGCTTGTTGGCACAATTGGGCCGCCTTATACTTGCAGGCACAAGGGGGAAAAATGAACCGCAACCAAATCCGTACCGCTCGCCGCCTTGCCAAGCTTGCCGACGAGGGCGGCACCATCCAAGCCGATCGCCTTGTCGTCGTCTTCGCCGATCCGCGCGACCATCGCACAATGACGCTCCGCGAAGCCTGGGCGATCGCGCTTCCGAGCCTGAGCGCCGACAATATCGCCGAAACGCTTTGGGGGTGAACCGTGGATCGTTACTTTTGGATCGGCCTTGCCGCGCAAACCTTCGTCGGGCTTTGGCTTGCTTGGACGATTTGGATCCTGCCCTGGGAAACGTCGGAAATCCTAGTGCTTCGTCGCGTCGGCTCGGCGCTCGGATCGACGCTGCGCGATCGTATACGCGCGGCGATTTCGGCGCGGAAATGAACGCCGCTGTACCGTCGGCCGAACAGGTCGGCGAATTTGTGCGCGTTTCCGGGCCGATTACAACGCGCGAATATCAGCGCGCGCAAATGATCGGACGGAACGCGGCGCTGTACGACCTGCAGCGCGCCGAAGCGGCCGGGCTTGTGTCGCGCCATTGGAGTCGCGCGCTATCTTGCACGGTTTGGGCGAGCGTGCGCCCGTGATCAACGCAAAGCCCGGCGGGCGGTGTCCGCATTGCGGCGCTAGGCTTTCGCTACGCGGCGCAATTCCGCCAAGCGGCCCGGCGATCGTTGAATGCGAGCGCTGGCCGTTTCTGCCGCTGCCAGATTTGATCCAAAAGCCGGAAGGCTATCCGGTGCATGCTTTTTACTGGTTTTTCGACGAAGGGGGGGATCTTGGATCTGCTGGAAATTAGACATCTGGCCGTTTCCGAGCTTAGGCGCGTTGCCGAATTTGGCGACGGCTATACGGCGCATGATTTGGCGGAAATCATCGATCGGCCGGCCGCCGGCGTTTATGCGACGCTTGCGGGGCTTGTCCGCTCCGGGCTTGTGCGGCTCGGCGCGGACGGCGTCTATTCGGCCGCCGTCGCCAAGGTGAAGCGGCCGGAAGCGCTCAGCGTAAAGCCTGAGCTTGCCGATTTTACCACCGTCGCGCCGACGCTACCGAGCGGGCCGACGCGCTCGGTTTGCTCGATTTCGCCGGACGTGCGAGCCGCGCTAACCGCGATCGGCAAAGCCGAAGCCAGCGCCGCGCGCGCCGCTGAGCTTTCCGCCGCCTGGACGCTGCACGTTCAAGGCTTGCGCGCCTACCTTGCTGCAATTGGGGGGAATCCATGATTTACAGAAACCGGGCGCAAGCCCTGCTGGATGACGCAACGCCTAGCCCCTGGACGATCGGCCGGATGGATTACGCCGGGCAAATGGTTGGGATCAGCGCGCCGTTTGGCGATTCGTCGCTTTCCCTTAGCTCTTGGCGCGATCTTGCGATCGTTTACGGAAACGAGGATCAGCCCGAACAAGGTTACAAGCGTGCGACCGGGAACGCCGCGCTAATCGCGTACGCGCCCGAATTGGCGGAAACCGTGATCGCGCTTTGGGATTCGCTGCCGAATCGGCTGCGCGACATTGCGGCGGAGTGCAGCGGCGCCGATTACGATCTGCTTTCCGACGCCGCCGATTTGTTGGAGCGGCTTAGCGGGGCCGAACCGTGATCCCGGCCATTCAGCTTCCAGCCGACGCGCTGCACGAAATCGAGATCCATAGCGCGCGCGCCGTCGCCGTCGGAACGCCAGGGATCGCCGTCGTTGTGCGCGATCTGGCCTATACGGGCCGAATTCTTTACGCTCAGCTTGAAGCGGCGTTAGCCGCCGTCGCCGAAGCGCCGCGCGGCAATTGCGGCCGCGCTTTCGTCGATCCCGATCACGTCTTGCGCGTAGCCCTAGCCGCCCGTAGCGAGGTGCAGCCGTGCGCCGATACTTGATCGCGGAAGACGGAATCACCATTCTTCGGGTCGCCGAGCCGGGCGAATCGGCCTCAGGCCGTCGCGTGATTCGATCCGCTCGGCCGCTTCGGACGGGCGCCCGGCTTTGCCGCGTGCCGGCCGGCGCCGTCGATCGCGGCGATCTTTCCGCTTCGCCCGATTTGCTAGCCGCGCTCATCGACGCCGCGGGCGGGCTGAGCCTTCGCGCTTGGCTCGCCGACGCGCTTGCTGCGGGCGACGTCGATCGCTTCGCGCGACAAGCCGCCGCGCGCGGATCGTCGGAATCGGCGGGCGCTCGGCGAACCGCCGTAACGATCGCGCTAACCGCGGAGCGATTCGCTCAATTCCAAGCCGCCCGCTTGGCGCACGGCGTACCGGTTGCGGCAATGGTTCGCGAAGCTGTTAGATCCGCGCTATGGCCGAACATTGCCTAAATTGCGCCGAGCCGGCGACGGTACGGCACCATGTCATCCCGCGCAGTCGCGGCGGCCGCGGAACCGTGCCGCTCTGCTCAGTTTGTCACGCGTTGGCGCATCGATCGAGCCTTAGCGACCTGCGCGCCGATTCCCATCGTGAGACAACCGCTAGCGGCAAGCATGGCGGCGGCTTGCCGCCATACGGATACGCCGTCGTTTCAGGCCGGCTCGTCGCGGACGCGTCCGAGCAAGCCGCCGTAAATGCGATCCTTGGCTTGCGTCTAGACGGCAAGTCATATGCCGAAATCGCCGCGGCCCTAACCGAGCGAAAATTAAAGCCGCGCGGCTCAGCCTGGAACGTATCGGCGATCCGGAAGATCGTTATTCGCTATTTCGGCCCGACAGCTTCCGAATAGCCGCGCCAACGTCGCGCGCCGATTCGCGAATCATATAGCCAAGAAACGCGATCGCGACGGCCGCGGGCGATCCAGAAAATAGCTGCACGGGATCAGCTTCGCCGCCGAGCGCGAGGGGCGCGGAATCCTGAGCCGACGCCGCAATGCAGGCCGCGGCAAGCACGGGCGCCCATACGAGGATCAACGCCGGCCGCCGGCGAAGGTAGCCCGTCGCGACAAAAGCGAAAAAAACAAACCAGGCTAGATCAACCATTTGGCACGCTCCAAGGGCGGGCGCCTGCTTCAGTAATCGCCAGCGTTTGCCGGCGTCCAGGCCGGCCGAGCGCGTAGGAAACGTGAACCCAAGCGGCGCCGCGCAACCGTTCCACGATCGCTTGATCGAACGGAAGCCCGGCGCGAACGAGCGTCGTTACGATGTCTTCGGGCTGCATTCCGAGAACGCTCAGATCGGCCGCTTCGCCGCGCATATGCTGGGACGTCTTCGAGCCGCCGACGGCTGCATTTACGGCGGGCGAACGGTAGCCGCTGGAAATACGGATCGGCTTGCCGAGCGCGCGCCGAAGGGGATCGAGGATCGCGGCGCAAAGCGCGACGATCGCGGCCTGCTCGGCTTCGCCCGGCGTGTTGTTTTCCGGGCGGCTTGTGGTCGTCATTTCTGCCCAGGTAAAGAATTCCCCAGGACGATCGCAAATCATTCGCGCCCCCATTTGCGGCGCCAGGCGCGCGGCTTGCGTTGCGACGTCACAACCAACCGCACGACGATCGCCGTTGCGACGCTTAGATATTCCTCGTCTTCGGAGCTAAGCCCGGGCACTTCGTCGAGAACGTCGCGCGCTAGCTCGATTACGGCTGCCTCAGAATCAGACGACCAAACGCCGCCCGGCGTCGCGTCGATCACGCTAGGGATATGCGCCGCCAGGTCGCCGAGCGCGTCGGCGATCCAGTCAAGCCGCGCCGGCAAAACCCCGCGTAAAACGGTCACCAGGAATGGCACGGCGCCCCCTTATTATTCGAAGATCGTTACCCTAATTAGATCGCTTCGGCCACCGTCGCGATCGATGCCAGTAACGACGCCGACGCGCTCCGTTAGCCCGTCCGCCGCGCTTGTTACCGCGACGCAGTCGCCGATCGAAAGCTCGGCGGGAGCGCCGACGCCATATTTAGCGCCGTCGACGATCATCGAGACTTCGAGCCGATCGACGGCCAGCAGACGCAACCGATTACGGCCGACAATTTCAGCCGTCGCAGCGTCGTAAATCCAAGTTAATTCTAGCGAATCAAGCCGGAAGCCGTGCCGATCTAGCGTTTGGATCCCCCAGTCATAGCGAGCCGCCGTAAGGGTTCGCCCGGCTCGGTATTCACCAGTTTTTTTGTTCGGCGCCCATTTTAGCGCGATCGCCGTGCGGATCGAATCGGGATCCGCGCTCGAACGGTATTCGGGCGCGTTGACTACCGAAATCCCTGCGCCGTCGACAAGCGTAAACCTTGGCCGCATTTCCGCCGGATCCGTCTCAATATACCGCAGCGAAGCGCCGCGCGAAGACGGAACCAGCGCGACGGGTAGGCACGGCAAAACGTGCGTTTGCAAGATATCCCAAGCCGACGCGACTTCGTCGATCACGCCGTCAAAGCCGAACGCGCGCAGCCGCTCGGCCGTCGAGTCCACCGATCCCCAGTCAACCGTAAGCCCGCGAACGCGCGCCAAAAGCCAGCCCAGCACGGATCCGGCGTCGTTTGGCAAGCCGGACGCCGAGCCGTCGAAAGCTGCGTACCATTCTTGTTCGGCCGCTTCGGGATGCGTTGTCGCCCAGCGGTGTTCAAGATCAACGGCGCCGGAAATATCGCAGTAAGCGATCGGCTGGCCGGCGTTGTCGTATCCGTCGATGACCTCGAACGATTCCCGCGCGCGCCGTTCGACGTGCGAATGCGCCGGCCCGCTAAGGGTAAGGGTTCCGCCGCCCAGGTGGTGCCCGGCGACCATTACCCAAGGCGGATCAAAGCTTACGGCTAGCCCGCGAACGGCTAGGGTTCCATCGCGACCGGGCTTGCCGAAAACGACGGGATAAATTCGCCCCTCGGCGCGCTCGGCATAAGCCGTAAACGTCGATTCGCTCGGCGCGTTGATCGCGGCGAAGACGTCGGCCCAAGCTTGCGAGCCAAGAAATATTGACCATGGGGAATTGTAGATCCGCCAGGCGGCTTCGCGTTCAGCCTCCCATTGCGTTTCGCGTCGGCTGCGCACGTCCAGCGTCCGATCCACGTCGATACGTCGCACGATCAAATTATCGATCGTCGCCGGAACGGTTGATCCGTCAAACGACGGAACGTCGCCGATCGTGATTTCCGTAGCTTCCCCAGCGCGCGCCGCTCGAAATTCCGACGGAAAGCCCGAAGCAATGACGCGATCGCCGTCGGAAACCTCGACTAAGCACGTAGCGTAATGCCGGCCGGCCGCAAGCTTCGCCGACGTGTTGCCGAGATGAACCGCAAACGAAACCCGGCGCGGCCGATAATCAGCCGTCGCGCCGTTTAATTCGGCCGAATCGAAGATCCGAACGGGAACATCGTCGAACGTCCACCCCTCGCCGTCCCATTCGATCGAAACCGTATATCCGGCGCGCATCAGGTCAATTCCTCGATCGTAATCGAGCCGAGCCGCACGACCTCGGAAACAAGTTCCTCGCCGCTGTTGGCGTGTTCAACGGTGAAGGTCGGCGAAAGCGTGCCGACGATCGAGCCGTAGCGCCGGCCGTAAATCAGGGGAATATCGCCCGACGCGCTCCGCTGAGTATAAGGCAAATAAAGCACGGGCACGCCGTCGGCCGCCCAACGCTGCACCAGCGCCGCCAGGGTTGAGGCCATTTCGCCGCGCGAATATGCCGGCGCTCCGCCGTTCCAGGCGCCGATATAGTCGGGATTTGCGGCGGCCGCGATCCCGATATTCGCCGCGCCGTGAACCGGATCAAGCCGATCGGCCGACGCTTGCCAAGTCAGCGCAACGACGCGCGAAGGCGGCGCGGCTTGCGCGGCCCAACGCTGGCCGTTTTCCGCGGCGAACGTGCGGCCATTTGCCCGATATTCGTGCGTTGTGTCTTTACCGTGCGCGTCGCCCAGCACGACGGCCGGCCCTAGTAGGATCTTTAGGCTGGACTTGTCGCCGGGCACGTTGGCGAAGCCAGCGATCCCGATCCGGAGCCGGAAACCGCGGATCGTTGCCGGCGGCGCCAGGGTCAGCACGACGCGCGGCGGGATGAACCGCCAGGAAACCGAACCGGAATCCTCGGAGCCGTTCGCGGCGATCCGAACCTTGCAAACCTTGAAGGTTTGCGCCGTATTATTTCCAAGAACGCCGGCCGTATTGCTCAGAATTTGCCGCGCATTGCCGGAAGAATCAACGGCAAACCCACCGGCTAGCTCGTCTTCCTGGATGAACGGACCGGAACCGCTGGAAGACGACGAAGACGGAACAAGCCAGTCGCCGCGGCGCGTATACGTTTTTGCGTTGACGTAAGGATAAATGCGGTTCCAGGCGCCCCAGCTTGATCCGTCGTGCCAGGCGTAATCGAACGCTTGCAGTCCGCCGTCAATAACCAGCGCCCAAAGAGGCGTAATCCGATCGATCGCTTCGCCCGTATCGCTGAATTGGACTGCGATTGTTTCTGTCGCCATAACGGCCGATCGCCAGCGAACCCGCGGCGATGGATAGTCGGCCGTCCAAAGCATTTGATCGGGCGCGTAAACGCCGCCAAGCGGCGCGCTGGACCATTCTTCGCCGACAACGGCCGGGCCGCCGGAAGCCGCAAACGAAACGCCGTTATGGACGTACCGCGGGCGCCCGCCGAAGGTGCGGCCGATCGGCGAATCCTCCGCGACACCAGAAAGCAGGCCAGCGCCAAAGCTTCCAACGGCTAGATCTGTCTTGGCAACCGAGAACCGCCACAAGCGAACGTGAGAATTTACGCCACCGGCGCCGTATGCGCGAATCTCGTAATACAGCGACGCGCCAACGATCGACGTAAGCGTAACGGGTTCAAGAACGCTCCAAACGCGCGGCTCAACATCGCCGCGAATTCGCCAGGCGATCGCCGCCGTGATCCCGACGTGCGCAATCAAAACCTCGATTTCGCCGGCGTCGACGGCGTGCGGCCCGCTAAGGCTTGCGCCCGTTAAACCGTTAAAAATTTCAATCAATCCAGGCGTAAGCACAACATTAACGGCGGATTCGCCCGCCGCGCCGACGCGGCAATGCGAACGGATCGAAAGCGCGCCCGCGTCGATCTGAGCTCCGACAACGCAAGCGGCTTCGCTTTGGTTGTCGGCTTGCGGGTATTGGTAGCGGATATAATCGGCAACCGTCGCGCCGCTGCTTTGGATATCCCAATATCCCGCGGCGTTATTCGTCGCGGTTCCGCCGGCGCCGCCAGTCGCGGCGCTGTAGACGTTGGCCGGGCTTCCGGCGTGCGGCGTCCAATCGCGGACGAACGCTGCGCGCCCGTCTTGGTAATTCTGTTCCGTATTTGAGTAGCGCGGTAGCGCGATCGTGCCGCTGTATCCGCCTAGGTGTAGGCCGATGAGCGCCGCGCCGTCGTAGCGGCGCGCAACGGCGTAGAGGCGATCGCGATAGCCCGTTATCGCTAGTTCGCGCGGGCCGTTGGCAAGTCCCGTGAATGGATACCCAGCTAGCGACCAGGTCAAGCCATCATCGCGGGTTGCGAACATTCCGGCCGCTTGGAATGCGGCCAACCCGTGCGGGTTCGGCGCCAGGACATAGATCGTGCCGTCATCAAGCGCGGTGACACAAACCGAATCGCCGGACGATCCGCCGCCGCTTGGCACGGTATACGCCGGCGCAACGGCCGAAAGCTGCCCGAACGCGTCGCCGAGCCGATAGATCGCAAAGTCGCCGGCGCCGCCTTCGTCGATCGCGACGATGAACGATCCGCCAGCGCTACCGACGCCGACGGCCGCCGGGTTGAGCGCCGTAAACTCGCCAACGAAGTCGAACCGGATCCCGTCGGCGCTCGCGTATTGCTGAGCGCCGATCAACATTAGGTATTGTCCGCCGCTTCGAGCAACGCGAATACGGCCCGCCGCGCCGCCGGATTCGTCTAGCGCCACCGTAAGTGCTTGGCGGCTTCCAAGCGTCCAGGAATTCAGATCCGAAAGATCGGCCGAATCCGAAGCGTCCCAGACCCAAACCTGAGCCGTATCGGATACCGTATCGTGCGCCAGGTGATACAGCCGAACGCGCCCGCCGCCAGCCGCGACGATCGCCGGATACGCGTATTTCGATGCCGCCGTATCGGTTGGAGCCGCGACGATTTGATCGAACGCGATCCCGCTCGGATCGCCGGCCGGACGATAGCCGACGTAAACGTAAGCGGTTCCGCCCGAAGCGTCTTCGTAAGCCATTGCGATCGCGCCGTTTGGAAGCCCGGCGATCGCCGTATGCGTTTGATCCGCGGTATCGGTTGACGCCGAGCCGGCGACGGCTTCGGCGTGCGCGATCGACGTCGGCGGATCCCAGCCGATCCAAGGCGTCGCGCCGGTATCGTCGGTAACGTCCGGCGCGTTCCATCGGGCTTCGAAGCCTAGATCGGGAAATCCCGCCCGGCTCGCTTGCAGTCCGATCGAGCGATCAATTTGAGGCGTCACCAATTCGCCGATCGGCGTCCAGGCGATCGCGCTCGGCGCTTCGCCCGTCGGCTCCGGGCGCGTCATCCTAGCGCCATCGATCGTTACGTTGGCGATCTCTTCCGGCCATAGCCGCAAGCCCGGCGCGCAAGCGGCGAGGATCGGAAGGCTTGACGGCTGGGAAAATTCAGAACCCATTAGAACGGCTCCAACCGGCGAAGGCGTTTCGACCGCCGCGACGCGCCGCGCGGCCCAACGGGACGATAACGCGTCGATCGCCAAAATCTGCAATTAGCTGCACGGGCGCCGACGCGGCCGGGCTTTCTAGGCGATCGCGCACGGCTTCCGGCCCGCCGGCCGACGCGACTAGCGGCGAAGGTACAACGACTTCGCCGCGTCGAATCGTCGCTGGGAATTCGTCGCCGGCCATGGCCGAGCCGAAGCGCCCGGCGTGAAAGCTTGGCCGCTGCGCCGCAATTGTTGCCGCCTGAGTCGCGCCCACAATGGCCGCCGACGCTGCGCCGATCGGATTTGGCGGCGTCGCCGCGAGGAAACCGACGATCGCTTGCGCCGTCTTGATCGCGACGTCGGTTAGCGCAAAGCCCTTCGAGACTTTGAACGCCTGCAATGCGGCGGCTCGACCAACCTTCGTTTGCGTATCATAGATATCGGTAACGTTTGCCGCCAATTGTTGCGCGAAGCCCGAAATATCGACCAATAGTCCGGCCGTTTGATCAAAAGCTTCGAGCCGCGCCGCCCGGGCTGCCTCAAACGTCGCGGCGACGGCGTCGCGCTCAGCCGTTGCCGACGCAACGACGGCCGCGAATTCTTCTTGTCGCGCCGCTTCGGCCGCGGCCGCGTCTTGCTGGCGCAACGCGTCGAGGTCGCGGAAGTATTGATCGCGGATCGCAAGCTCAGCGGATACGGCGGCGTCTTGCACGGCTACCGAATCGGCGACTTCCGCGGCCAGCGCGCGAACCGCCTTAATCCTTTCGTCGTATTGCGCGCCCAGCGCTTCCGTTTCGCTCATTGTGGACGCTAGCGCGCCTTCGCGTGCGGCTTCGAGTTCTGCAAGCGTATCGGCTTCGCGCTGGAAATAGTCCAGCGTTGCACCGATCCCGGCGTCTAGCGTCTTAGTAAAGCTATCCCAAGCGGCTTGTTCGGCGCGCAAGGCTTCGGCGGCCGCCTTGGCACGTTGAGCGCGCGCGGCTTCGGCGGCTTGCCGGCGGCGTTCGGCGGCCGCTTCGGCGCGGCGGCGCTGCTCTTCGCGGCGGCGCTCAGCGGCCGCGGTGGCTTCGGCGGCCGCCTGCCGTTCGGCTTCAGTTTGAAGAACGCTATCGGCGCCCTCGATCCAGCCGTCGATTAAAACCGAATTCTTGCCGATCTCATCGTTCAAGCCGGCTTGTGCGTCGCGGGCTTCGCGAATTCGCCGCGCCGCTTCGGCCCAAGCATCGTCGTAAACCTTGACGCCTTCGCGAGCCTTGATCGTTACATCGCTGAATGCGTTGTATTCGGCCACAGCGTCTTGAGCCGCCTTTGTTACGGCCCGCAATTCCTGAGGCGAAAAGTCGGCCAGGCTTCCGGATGCGCGTGCGGCTAGCAATTCTTGCTCGATAAGCGCGTTATTCGCGGCGATCAGCGCCGGCGCCAAGTCGAGCGCTTCGCGCGCGGCTAGGGCCTGGGTTGCGTCGGCCGCTTCCCGCTGAGATTTGCCAAGACGTTCGACAAGCTCGGCGTTTTCCGCCAAAACCTTTGCGGTTAGCGGCCCGGCGTTGGCCGCGATGGTTTCGAGATTTTGCGCGAATTGCTCGGCTTCCTTTCGGGCTTCTTGCGCGGAATCGTAGAAATACAACGCCGCGGCCGCGACGCCGCCAAGCGCCAAGCCGGCGATGCCGGCCGCGGCCGGTAGCGCCCCAAAGACCGCTTCGAGATCGCCCAGCGCGCCCGTCATTTCGCCGATCGTTCCGCCGAAAATGCGCCCGACGCCTTCGATCCCGCTAATAGCCTTGCCGGTATCGAGCGCCTTAGCGCCTACGCCGTCGCCGACGTCATCGATCTTTCGAGCCGCCGCCTTGGCTTCGTTGGCTACGGCTTCCAGCCGCTTTCCGATCTTGGCCTCAAGCTGAGCGGCCGCCTTGGCCGCAGCTTCGCCCGTCGCATCGCCAAGCCCGGCGATCTTCTTTCGGTATTGCTCGATATCGGCCGTAATCGAAACCGAAACGCTAGCGTTGCGCGCCATTAGATCCCCCGCTCGATTTCAGCCGCGATTTCGAGTGATAGCGGCCGAAGCGGCTTGCGCGCAAGCTCGGCCCAAACGTTGCCGCCGGATTTGTGCCCGTCGGATCTGTTATACGTCGGCGTATAATAGACGGTTTTGCCTTCTACCACCGCGGTTCTTACCTCCGTCCCGTTTACCCAGTCGGCGCGCGTCTTCGGGCCGCGCGATGATTCGCGGGTTCCCCATTTGACGTAGAAAACGTATTCGGCCGCGTTGTTGATCACGGCCCGGGCCGTGTTTCCCCTAACCTCGAAGTAAACGAACATTTCGCCGCGGCTGTATCCGCTTAGAACCGGCCATTGCGCGATCACGGATTCAGCAAACGGGATAAATCGACGCTGAAACGCGCGCGCAACCGGCGCCGCGATCGTTTCGATCAATTGGAATTGGGCAAGCTGCAAATCCTCGTCGCGCGCGAGCGCCCATTTTCCGAGGTTTCTAGCAAATTCCTTCGACGAATAGACGCGGGAACCCGTCGTCCCGTATGCCTGGTTTCCGATCAATTGACGCTTGGAACCCCAGCCGCGATCCGTTTCCATCGATCGAAGAATTCGCGTTGCGTCGGCGATCGAACCATTCCATTCCCGCGAAGCAGCCGTAAGCCGCCTAGACTGCGCCGTAAGGTATTGCCGCGCGATCGCGAATTCAGCGGCCAAGGCGCCCCCTTACGCCTTGCGTATCACGGCGCCCGCCTTGGCGAGCGCGGTAAAGTCGGCGGCAATTTTGGCGCGCCGTTTTAGCTCAATTTCTGCCCAATCCCAGGCGATCACAAATTCCCGATCCTCAGGTGAAAGCCCGAAGACGTAAGCCGGACCCAAGCCGAGCCGCACGCCGAGCCGCGCCAAATACAGATCTTCGGCGCCGCCCGGCGTGATCAGTTTCCCGCGGTGTGCTCGATTCGCCGATAATCGGGAAGCGCCCGCAGCAACCTGGCGAGGGTTTCGTATCCGACGGCGATTGCTTCACGATAAACCGCGCCGGCTTGCTCGAAATGCGCGATCACGCGATCGCCGTACCCGACGACGTCCGCCCGTGCGACCGCGCCAAACTCGCCCCAAGGCGGATCGCCGTCAAACGCGATTCCGAGCGCGGCCGCTGCGACGGCGCCTTGATCGATCGCCGAGCCGGACGGATTGAACGCTTCACGAAGCCGTCGAATATCGTTGTATCCGACTGGGATCCTCAGTCGGTATTCCTGGCCGGCGATCGTGACGCTCCAGGCGCGCGCGTCTTGTGCTTCCATCGTCCCCCCACAAAATTAGAAAGCCGGGCGAATTTCGCCCGGCCCGGAGTAACTATAAGCCGCGTTCAGTCAAGTAACCGCGCCAAGGTAGCCCGTAAAAGAAACCGATCCGGTTAGCGCGTCGCCGGATTCGTTGATCGAGACGCTGAGCCGCGCGTAATCGACTTCGAGCGTCCCCGTTTGGCCGTTGGCTGTGGCCGTATAGACGAGCTTTCCAGTAAACGGCCCGAATCCGCCCGGATTTGTCGTCGTTGCGGCCGACCAGGTGCCAGTCTTGCGGATCGCATCGAGCGCGCGCGCATTGCTCGGATTCGAGAAATCCTCAGCCTTGACCGTGAACGAAAACGAGCCGGTTACCTGGACTTGATCCGTGTAAACATAACTCTTGAAGGCGCCGCGATGCAAAATCGCCGCGGTTCCCTTCTGGGCTTCCTGGATCCCGTCTAGCGTCCAGTCGCCGACGTCGTCAAAGGTGATCGACAGCGCGGATCCATCCTGGAACGCAACGCTGGCATGCTGCTTAGTGAAAAACATTGCGCCCCCAGGGCTGTTACGCCGCAAGATTACGGCTGGGAATGATGTACCGCGGTTACCGCAAATTGCACGCCGATCGTAGCTCCGTCGGTTGCCGTGCCTTGAAAGTCGATCCGATCGACGCGACAAGTCGCGCCGCCAAGATCCGCCGCAACGGCCGAGCGAATTAGCTCGCTTGCATCCGTTGCCGCGTTTACGTCTGTCCATTGATCGTCGATATTCGGGCGCAGCCGAAAGACGACAAGCAAGGCAAACCGCGAAACGGCCAGCGTTACGCCGCGGCCGCGATCTTGGTATTCGATCGCCTCAGGAAATAGATAATAAACGAAATGCGGCGTAACGTAGCCCGGGCCGTCCGGATCTAGCGTTAGCGCTTCCCTCAAATGCGTTTCGCCCGTGCCCTGAGAATACGCCGACAAATCGACAGCTTCGATCGCCGCCTTGATCGCTGTTCCGATCGCGCTAACGCTGGACATTACAGCACGCGCCGGCGCAACCCAGCGCCATAAATCCACGGCGTAGCGCCGCCGCGCGTAACGACGCCACCGCCCGGGCCGCGCCGTGTATCGTCGTCTGCTAACCCGTCTTGATCGAAGTCTTGGCGATAGCGGATCGCTGTCCAGGCGGCGACGGCGGCCGCCTTGTGTTCATCCGCAAGCGCCGAATACCGGACGTCGCCAGCGCCGGCGCCGCCGATTAGCGAGCGGAAAACGTAATATAGCGCCGTTTCGCGCACGTATTCGCGGAGCGAAGTCGGTTCTACGACGGCTTCCGGCCAACGGCCCGACGCGACAAGCCGCAAAAGCGTATCCGCCCAGGCTTCGTCGATATGGCCTTGCAGCGATGCCGCCGCCGATCCCATTGTCGTTGCTAGACGAGGGTGCAACGCTTCCAGATCGGCTTGCGTAACCGGACAATGCAGCGCGCGGCGCGCTAGGTAGGCTTCGCGGCGGCCCGTCGTGATGACGCCGGCGATCGTGAGATCCCAAGATTCCGAATAACCATCGCCGAAGCCGAGCGACGCCGGAACGTCGCCCGCCTGGATTTGGTATTGCGCTACCGAGCCGACGATCGAAACGGCGCCCGTTACGACGGTAGTTCCGTCGGGCGCCGTAAGCGTATACGTTCCGGCCGAAGGCACGACAAGCGAGCCGCCTAAACGGGCTTCGAGCCGCGTTAAATGCGCGCGGCCGCGCTCGATTACTTCCGGCGCGCGGATCCTAAAAGTGTGTCCAACGTCGGAAGGTATCGGCACGGCGCCCCCCTAGCGAAGCCTAATCCGATCAGAGGGTAACGGCCCAAGTGCCCAGGCTAAACCAAGCGCCCGCGACATTCGCGATCGTGCCGCGGTAGCCCTGGCCGATCGTCACAATGGTATTGCCGGCCGCGTTCTTCATTACAAGATTTTCTGCGGCGTCGGCCATATTGACAACGTCGAGGATCATACCCTTGGTATGAGCCTCAGCAAAAAGCGTAACGTCCCGCGAAGCGCCGCCCGGATCGAGTGCAATCACGTTTTGGTTGACGGTATCGAGATCGAGCGTGTAAGCGCCAGAAAGCGTGATCAAGCCCTGGAAATTCGGCTGAGAAAGCGCCGCATCGCGGCCGATAACGGAAGAAAGCGCCATAACGGTTTATCCTTTACGTTTATTGTCAGCGACGCGGAAAGCGTCAGCGACGCGTGTTTGCATTTGTTCAAACGTTGTTTTTGTATCGCCTGCCGCGCGCCGCTCATTGAGCATTGCAGCCGCAACGCGTTGCGCGACCTCGCGATCGCGGCTCGGCTTGTCGCCGCTCATTGTGCCGCCGCCTTCGGCGGCTTGGCCGGCTTCGTCGGCGGGCTAGCCTTATCGAGCGCGTCGGCGCGCGCCTTGGCCGTCGCGACAGCTTCGGCCCGGGCTTCGCTGGGAATGGAAGCGTCGCGGGCCGCGACATTGACGCGCCGGGCGGCGCGCGCTTTCGCGTCGGCGAGGATCGCGGGATCGGGCGGCGCGATAACGCCGGACGTCACCAGCGACGCGCGCCAGCGGTTCAACGCCGCGCGATCGACTTGGTGTTGTACCGTATTGCCGCGCACGCCGCGGCGCGGCTTTTCCCAGGCTGTATGAAAAAACGTTCCACCGACGCAGTCGGTTTCGCGCAAATACGGCCCAGGTGCCGCGCCTTCCGGCAAATGCTCGGCGTTGACGTGCAGATCCAAGGGAAGCACGACGGCGCCGCCTTCTTCGAGGATCTGCACGGCGCGCGACCACATACGCGAACGCGGCTCGCCAGCCGTAACCGTCCGCACGCCGGCCGCGCCGGGCCGGATCGGGTAGGGCTGCAAAACTGGAAGCCAAGTCGGGCCGGGCATTCCTTCGATAGCGACCTCCCAAGATCCGCCGTTTGCCGCGTGATGCACGAGGAAGAACGGCGCATTTGGTGAAATTGGAAGCCGCGGACGATCGACGTAGCCGCCAAGGCTAGCCGGCCGCGAATCGGCTCCCAAATCGTGCGAAGTTAGCGTAGGAATGCCCAAGTTTCCCCCTTGGCTATCAGGTAGCGTTAGAACGGATCAAGAATTGCGGGAACAGATCCGCGCTCAGCTTGCCGACGCCAACGAAGGCGTTTGCGTCGATCCGCTTGGTGGCGGACTGACCATCCGTCTTGCGGGTAACCACGATCCCCCATTCGGGAACGAAGACGGGCGCGGAATCCGAAAGATCGCCCATTTGCGCCGTGGAACCGACAGCGTAAGCGAGCGCGCCAGGGCTGTAAGCGAAGCCGTAGTAATCGCCGCCCGAAAGCGCGACGTCGGCCGAGCCGTAAACGTCGATCCCCAGGAAGGTGAACCGGAAACCGGCTTCCGCCTGCATACGCTGGTACAACTCGAAAGATTCCGGGTATTGAAGCGCGGTTTCCGAGCGAATCGAATTACGCAAATGCGTAATCTGCTCAGGGTGAAGGATCGAAACGGCGCGACCATCGAACCCGGCCGAAGCCTCAAAATCCCCGCGCAGCGCGATCCAGTCGTTGACGTCCAACGTAGCGGCGGGATCGGCCGAATTCGTCGCAAACGTCGCGCCCGTCGTGCAAACGAGCGAACGAAGCGTAGCAAGATACGAATCGACGAAAGTAGCGGCGATATCGTCGATCTTCAACAGCGCGTCGTCTTGGATCGCGTGTTGGAACGATTCGCTAAACGCCAAGCCGTGCCGGCCGATCGTGATATCGTCGGTTCCGACGGTGAGCGGCGAAGCGGCGATCGCCTCAGTCTCAGAGCCGAGCGAAGCCATAGCCTTCGACCAGCCCAGACCGGTAACCCGACGCGTGCGGACGGTATCCGAGCCGGAA